GCTGAAGCGAGGTTCTTGACGTCGTAGCGTGTACCTGAGCCAGCTGTCGCCGCGCTTGGCAGTGTCACATCGATATCAGCTGAGGGTGTGAGTAAATACACCTGGTGCGCTGTGCTCGTGTTCGTGATCGTATAGTCAGAACTCGGAGAGGCAGAGGTCACAGCGGGCGCTGAACCACCGCCGCCGCCTGACTGGTCGACCCAAGCTAGTTGCACTGTCTCGGGTGTTCCACCATCACCACCATCAGTCTTTAACACCTGACCAGGTGATCCAACGCCAGTTGGCAGGATCAGATTATATTCTGCTGTTGCTGAGTGTGGTGGGCTCTCGATCTGCACCCCATGTGAGTTAGACTCGCAGTTAAGCTTAATCGCCCCTGGGTTAGTGTTACCGCGTATAACGACTACACCAGTGCCATTCGGAGCGAGATCAAGGTCAGCATTGCTCGTGGTTACGATGTCTCGGCCGTTAAGATCTAGGTCCCCGCCGAGCTGTGGTGAACTATCTTCGCTGAGCTCAGCAATAGCGCCAAGCGACGTGCGCGCGGTCGCTCCTGACTCAGTGACGAAGTTGGCCCCATCACCGACGATGAACGCGCCATCAGCAGGGGTGAGCCCTGCAACGTCGGCGAGCTGTGCATCATAAGCTTGGACATCAGTGCCGATGGTCAAGCCGAGCGAAGCCCTAGCGGTCGCGCCTGATTCAGTGACGAAGTTGACCCCATCACCAACGATGAACGCACCATCAGCAGGGGTGAGCCCTGCAACGTCGGCGAGCTGTGCATCATAAGCTTGGACATCAGTGCCAATGGTCAAGCCGAGCGAAGCCCTAGCGGTCGCGCCTGATTCAGTGATGAAGTTAGTTCCATCACCAATGATCACAGCACCATCAGCAGGGGTGAGCCCCGCCACGTCTGTCAGTTGTGCATCAAGTGGCTGATACGTTGAGCCGAGATCATCATTGAATGAGGTGAGGTTGATCGAGCTCAGCGCGGTGGACACCGCTTGGTTTGATGCGTTGCCTAAGAAGATCTTATCTTGATCGAGGTTAGGCGTAGCATTACTCCTGCCAGCACCACCGACCTTGATAATGCCTGCGCTCGCGTCTGCCCTCACTACTCGGCCGATGTTTTGGATGAGGTTGGCCTCACCTGTCGGCGCTGAGTTGGTGAGAGCTCCAGCAGTGGCAGCACTAACAAACACTGTATCATTAGCGCTGAGGCTGTAGGTCGTAGTGTTGTAGTCAGTGAGGTTGCCGAAGGTGATGATTTGCACCTCTGCTTGATCGTTGGCGTTATCGAGCGCCAGACCAAAAGCAGGCATCGTTGATGAGCTGTTAGCACGCGCCAGGCCTACAGTTGGAACTGTACCGCTTACGCCCTTGATGTAGACCACTTGACCCTTGCTGATCGCCGCGCCTTGATCATTCTTAGCTTTGAACCTGATGGCGCCATTAACATCAGAGTAGAGGCTGATGAAGCGGTTAGCCTCATCACCGATGGTGTGGGTGGCGTCTGCGTCTGGGATGATGTCAGCGCCAACGCTGATATCACCTGTGCCATCGGGGTTGATCGTGACGTTACCATTAGAGGCTGAGGTGATCGCGTTCCCGTTCACGTCGAGCGCGCCGCCGAGCTGGGGGCTGGTATCGTCCACGATGGAGAGAGCTACATTGACGAACTGACCAGAGCCGTTATTTCTCAGGATCTGCCCTGAGCTCGCTGAGGTAATGGTCACATCACTCAGGCCATCAAGGTCAGTAGCTCCACCGCTTGCAGGGGTCGAGTTCTCCCACTCGCCTGATGTGGAGTTGTAAGAGATGACCTGGCCATTAGACACTGAGGTGATGGTCACATCTGAGAGATCATTGAGCGCTGCGGTTGAGGCTAAGAAGTCACCAGTGTCAGAGGTGGCAGCAGTACCGAGGCCAAGTGATGTGCGCGCAGTAGCTAAGCTCTCAGTGACGAAGTTGACCCCATCACCAACGATGAACGCACCATCAGCAGGAGTGAGCCCTGCAACGTCGGCGAGCTGTGCATCATATGCTTGGACATCAGTGCCGATGGTGAGACCTAGTGAAGCTCTAGCGGTCGCCCCTGACTCAGTGACGAAGTTAGCACCATCACCAATGATCACAGCACCATCAGCAGGAGTGAGACCCGCTACATCATCAAGCTGAGCGTCGTGAGCTTGGACATCAGTGCCGATGGTTAAGCCAAGTGACGTGCGCGCTGTAGCTCCGCTCTCTGCCACGAAGTTAGCCCCATCACCGACGATGAACGCGCCATCAGCAGGAGTGAGCCCCGCTACGTCTGTCAGCTGTGCATCAAGAGGTTGATAGGTTGAGTCATCATTGAAGTCGCCGACGTTGATAGTTGACTTAGCGACATTCACAAACTGACCTGACCCATTATGCTGTAACAGGTTACCACTAGCGGCGCTCGTGATCGTGACATCAGAGAGGCCATTAAGATCAGTAGCTCCACCGCTTGCAGGGGTTGAGTTCTCCCACTCGCCTGAGGTTGAGTTGTAACTGATCACTTGACCATTAGACACAGAGGAGATGGTTACATCAGAGAGATCATTAAGCGCTGCTGTAGATGCGAGAAAGTCACCTGTGTCTGCTGCTGCTGCTGTCCCGAGCGTTGGCGTTCCGCTCAAGTCTGAATAAGCGCCAGTCTTGGCCACGTCTGCGAGCTCCCGACTGAGTTGACGCCACCTAGTCCCATCACAGGCGAAGAGGATAAGCTCTTGCTTTACAGTGATCGACAGAGCTCCATTAGTGCCACCCTTGGTCTGGTTGCTCATGTTCAGGAGGTCATTAGTCGAGCCATCACTGCTCACGAGGTCAAGGCTGTAGTCAGTTGTGCCTGTAGAGGTTAGGCCGATCAGGTCACCGTCTGTAGATGCTGAGGCATCTGGGAAGGTGATCGTCTGCGTCCCTGTCGTGTACCCCACCACATAGATCACATTGGCTGTAGCGGTGAACGTTGAGCCCGTCTGACTTGCAACATCGGTGATCTGATTGCCACTTAGAGATAGGTCATTATTAAAGTCACTGAGGTTGATACTGGCAGCTGTGACGTTTTCCCAACGACTATCACCTGAATCATAGCGCACAAAGTCACCATCTGCGCCACCTCCTGAGATAGTGACGTTATTGAGGTCACCGATGCCGAGCGATACAGGACCAGTCTGGCCGTTAACGCTCGTGACTTGATCGGTGTTGTCGATCTTATCGAACATTGAGCCGGTAACAGGATCAGAAGCATTCTGATTAAAGATGATGTGATCACCGTTGGTGAGTGAGATACCACCTAGCGTCTGATTCCCGCTAGAGATATACATGTCACCCTTTTGAGCAGTGACCAGGCTTTGACCTGTGTATGAGCCTTTATACTCGACGCCACCAACGAGCGCCGCGTCGATCCGCTCTTTGACTGTCAATGGGGTCATCGCTGTCAAGTCGTCAGTCCCGGTCGTGGCCTCTGCGCTTGTCGCTATGCGAATCTTACCTTTAGTAGTCTCGCTCGCGTCTGGGACCGTAGCCGCGCCCCCGGCGCTCTCCCATGGTTTAGCGTTGATACTCATGGATCACCCCTTAAGCGTTGGTTGTAGCATTGAAGCCAGCATACACGACGAAGCTGTCAGACCCTGCCGCCTTCTTATAAGCGATAGAGGTTACTGAATTGCCGCCCACGAGCGCTTGGACATCGACATTTTGACCACTGAAGACAGGTATAGCACCATCAGAATTCGCCACACCATCAGAAGGCCCATCAGCTGCTCTCCCCTTCCAATAGCTGAGCGTGTCGGTCGAGCCGCTCACGATTTGTACATAGGCGAACTTAAGACCAGCGCTGAGCTGATTGCCTGTGAGGGTATCGTAAAAGTCGTCAGATGATAGTGTGTGCCAGTCTGTGTCGTTAACGCTCGATGCGTTATAAGCGGCGAAGTATCCACCGGCGTGGATGGGATATTGAACTCCGAGTCTCATGGCTTCTCCAGTGTAGTCTCAGGTTGGGGGGAAGGGGGAAGGGGTTGAGTAGTTGGCTGAGGGGTACGCTTGGCCATGACATTGGCTCCTGCGTAGACAAAAAACAGCGTATCAATGAGGCCTAGGACCTCTGTGTGTGCTTTATCGAGGAGCGCTAAGAGGAGGCAACTAGCGAGCGTCGCATAGAACGCTGTAGCTTTGCGCCCTCCTGCTTTCTCAGTGATGGTCTGCTTCTCACTCATCGAAGTCCTCAGCGAGTAGACGGTAGACATAAGCCACCTCATCAAGGCTACGCTCGCGAGCGATGACGCCCTCACCATGTGAGCCATCTCCTAGAGTGCCGTGGGCATTGCCCTCGATGGTCTCGAACTTGCCATCAATGGGAGCCACTCGACAGAGCGTGATGTGGTCACCCCATGTGGCGCGCGCTGAGCTGTACACGACAACGATGTCACCAGGGAGCATGTCACGTGGCTCGATTCTTCGTGAGGTCTGTGACCAATTAGAATAGAGGCGATAACATGAAGGGAAGATCTTTTGACGAGTCTTGAAGGCCACCGCCGTGTAACAGAATGCGGCGAAAGCGCCGCACCAAGCGAACTGACCATTCTTGACGTACTCCTTCTCCCACGTCCAGCCGATGCCCTCCATGCTGCGGATGTATGTATTGATCCGTTGGTCAGGCTCCTCGACCATCGATGACCACTCAGCCAGAGCGCGGTCGATAGCAACTGAGCTCTGCTCACTGCGCTGCGGTCGAGGGTAGTTGACGAGGCGCTCAGGGAGCTCCTGAAGATCAAGCTTCGCCTGACCAAGTGAGCGAGAGAGCCGCCTTACGTCGTGTTCAAGTTCTGAGATAGTGACTTCAAGGTCTGCTTTAGTAGGCATCAGCTGTACTCCTGCGCGTTGACGGTTGTGTTGATGATATCATTATTATTAGCAAGGTAGGCATCACTTCTATGGGTTGCGCTCGCGTTGGCGTATGTGGTCGGCTCTAGCGTGCCGTTGATCGAGGCGATACCATGCGCCGCTGTGAACGCTATGACGTTGCCTGTGATGCTGTCGATCTCTAGACCTGTGATAGCTCCATCATGGTTACCTTTCGGTAGATAATCGACCACATCACCCGCTTTGAAGAAGCTCACATCATCCACGTCTGAGCCGCTGAAGTCGTCAGTGGCCACAGTGACTGTTGTGGTGGTGATCGCTGTCACCCGCGCCGCGCTATTCCAGTTTACTGGTGAGATGCCTGTGACGATCAGCTCTATATCACAGCCCTCACTCATCAGCTCTTGACGTATCGCTCGAATCATCCCCACGCCATCAGTCACACCATAGGTATCTGAGTAGCCTCTGAGGTGGGGTGAGTTAACAGTGAGGTAAGTGCCGACATCGAAATAGACGCTTCGACCTGTGCCGACTGCGCCGCTCCACGTCCTCAGAGGATTAGCGAGTAAGTTGAAGATCCTAGAGGCGGTCGGCGTGAAATAACCAAAGGCGTCACCAGCTCCACGGCCAAACTGATCAGAGCTCACTCCAGGTAGGGTCAAGGTGATCTTTGAGCGCTCGCCGCCATAGCGGTTGATTGCCTCTTGGTTATTGTACAGGACCTCTGACTGATAGGCCCCCTCACTAGGGTCATAGTCATAAGAGAACAGGATTTGAGTAACGATGTCCTCATGGATGCCCCAACGAGGAGGAGGATCACTGAGCCACTCACCCGCTGAGATTGTACCCTCTGCAGCATCAGGCCGCTCATTACCCAAGGCCACCAAGCTGATCTTAGATCGACCGGTAGAGGCGTCTCTCTTCATCACCAAGACTGCGCCCATCATTCTCAACATTGAATCGATGGTGTCTCTTAGGTTCATCCCATCACCTGCGTAGGACGAGGTGAGAGAGAGTGTGGCTGTGGCGTCGAGCTCTAAGAAGGACGCCTCATCAATGTCATCGCTCGATATGTTCAGCCCAAGGCTTAAGACATCATAGTCACCATTGACCTCATCACCCCCACCACTCTCTAAGAGCTTCAAGAGCACAGTGCCAGGGCGCTCAGACTCTAGCTGGCCTCCTCTAAATATAAGGGTGCGCTCTTGGTCTGGATAGTCACCGAATGAGCTGTTTTGACTATGTACATTGCTGTCTGCGATGTGGAGCAAATAGCCAACATCAGAGCCGCCAAATGTGGCCACAGTCTCATGTGTGACTTTGAACACTTGGCGCTTAGTGTCTTCTAGGTTGCGGTCATAGTGCTGCACAGTCACATAGTAGAACTCACCAGCGGTGGCTGAGGTGGGAAGCCCTAGAGAGCCCTCAACGAGAATCGCTGACTCATAATGCTGATAATAAGCAGTAGGCATCTGGCGAATCTTAGCCACGCCTGTCCTCTCTACTGCATCAACCTTTAATATCTTCAGCTGTTGAGGCGTATCTACATCAAAGCGCTCAGGGTATGGGTCGTCACCATTGCCAAGGTCAAGAGGATAACTCAGCCTAGAGAGGGTATCGAGCGGCCTAGATGTGCCTGAGTCTTTCCAGCAAAGAGGGCTCCTCGTTCCGTAGATATCCCATCTAAGCTGAATCCACCTCTCAAGCGTATTCCATAGATAGATGTAACAAGCGAACCCTGAAGCGCTCAGCTTCTCGGCTCGGATCGCTGACCCCTGATTCATACGCCATCGACCGAAGCCACCGCTTAGACCTTGTGTGGAGCTCGGCCCATCACTCTCTAATGTGTCGTTGATCACGTCGGGCCACTTCTTGACCTCTCCTGATCCTAGTGAGTGTTGTTTAATCTCAGCCATTGGGAGATTGATTCTAAGCGTCTCACTAGCTGTGATCTCAGCGGCATTAAGCGCATTCGTCAGCCCACCATCTGCATTGATCACATAGCCAGGTATAGCCCCATCGTAGGTGATGGTATTTGGGAAGACGCCTTCAACCTCGAAGCTCTGATCCTGACTACGCCTAAGCTTTGGATATCTTGGATGCTCTCTGATGTAGTCATCACCATCAGGCCCTTGTGGTAGGCTCACATCAAAGTCATCGAAGAGATCAGAGAAGCCGCGCCGACGCTCGACCGATACTTGAAAGGTGTTGGCAGTGATGGCCGCCGATGTGTCAGGGGTCACGATGACCTCGCGGCGATCCTGATCTAGTTGGAGTGAGAGCGCATATTCTAAGACGCTGCCATTGACCCCATCATAATAGTGATGACCCTGTAGCAGTCCTGTCTGATTGATCCCCTTGTCACTTAGATCTGTATCGATGAGCGCTGTGAGAGGCATGATAGAAAGACTAATCTCATCTCCCTCCTCTACTCTTGGGCTCGACTCGATGAAGCCGTTAATCACCTCAACATAGTCTGATGTGTTGCCGTTGGCGTATCGGTGAGCCATGTATAGTCGAGCGCGCCGACCTCTAAAGGTGGTGATCTCTGTAGTCACCTCAGGAACAAATGAGCCCTCTAGGTCTATACTGTGGGTCTGCTGCGGAGTGTTGCCGACACCTCTAGTTACTGTGAGAACAGTGCTCGTAGCGCTCGCCGCTCTGACAGTCTCAGCGCCTATGTGATAGAGCTTAGGGAAGGTCTCGCTTGAGAAGTCAGTATCCACCTTAAGCGTGGTGTCAGTGCGATCTGAGCTCTCAGTGAGTCTGGCTCTCGTTGAAGCGCTACGAGCTCCACAGCGACCAAAGATCACCCCTGGATCATTTGCCCCGCCTCTTCTGCGGTCAATGCCGAGCGTGACAGACACAGCGCCATAAGTAGCCACGCCCCCGCTAGGATCGATTGACGCGCTAAATGAGCCAACTGCTACGATTGACTCTATATCAGTGTAAGCGATCCCTGTCGTGATGTTGGCGTCTAAGTTGCTCGATGATGGAGGTGGATGGCTGTGATAGCGCTGAGGTAGACCAGCCACCTCGAGGGCGAACACTCTACGACCATGTTGACTCGTTACGCTCATGGGGTCACCTCTGGATCTAGCAAGTCGTAGATATGCAGCCCTAATATCACCAAGTTATTGGTAGTAACTGCGATATTGAGAAGCTCACCTCTATTGGCTGATGGCACAAAGAGAGGCCTTGGCGCTTCAGGTAGTGTATTGCTCGGCGCGCTGATTAGCTCAGTCCCAGTGAACGCTGTTAAGGCATCATTTGGGTCTGACTCTAGATCGACCTCAGTGAACTTGCACCCATAGTCTAAGACTGTGCCTGTGTAGCTGTTTGACCCTGTAGCCCTGAGCTCTATCTCTACGTTGGTGTTACCTGCGAACTCAAAGTTGGCGCTAGTGTATTGGATAATGAGCCCTAAATGTGAGCTCATCGGCGTGCTCTGATAGAGATAGTTTGATGTTGTCGCCCCCTTGAAAGCGCCGGTCTCAATGAGCCAAGATCGGCCACCTTGAACAGAGCCAACCTCACGCCCAACATAGTAATGAGCCTCACCGAGAAACTTGACGCGGGTGAGCTGAGCGAGCGCTGAGGCCATCTGAGAGACTGCGCCACCAAATAAGAGCTGGCCATTATAACAGCCGATCTCACTGGGTAGACGTTGCATAGTTGTAGGTATGAGCATCAGACCCCCATAATCGCGATTCCCTTAATATAGGGAGGTGCAGGACTAGCCGTGATCGGGTTAGAGAAGCTTAGTAATACTTCAGCATTATGAGGTGTATCCATCAACCCACATCGACGCATTGAGAGCCTGAAGTCGTTAGAGCGGTCTGTCTCTTCAGGCTCTCTCACATCTACGCCGATGGAGTTCCAACCATTGAGAGGGACGCTTAGACGATAGCCGAACACATCAATAAGCAAGGGGTCGGCTCCGATGTTGACCGCATTGATAAAGATATCCACATCGAGCCCTATCAGGTTGAGCCCCGCGCTGAGCGCCACCTCAGAGAAGAGGATCTGAGGATCAACAGCGCCCAATCCCTTAGCAGTGCTTGAGGAGCTCGCGAACACACCTGACCAGTTGAGAAGCGTGCGCGGCCTCCTCCTCATTTGGGTGATGTTGTTGAGCGTCTCGACGCCGAAGCGAGACGAGAGAGGCAGGTCAACCCCTAGACGGCTCTGACCTTGCGGGATTACCTCTTGTCCATATTGGTCGAGCGCCCTAGACGCTAGCGGAGATGTGAGCGGTGACCAGCTTCCCTGCACAGCGCTCACCTCTATCGTAGCACCTGAGGCCGCTTGAAGGCTGAGAGTGACGATAGCGTAAAGCTCATCTTCAACCGCTGAGATCGGCACTGTGATCACATCGAAGACTGAGTTAAAGCGTGAGCTGTCAGTGATCGTCGCTGTGGCGTTATATGAGTTACCTGACAGAGGAAACTGAATAGTACACTTAGCGGTTGATCCTGACACAGTTGAGAACGATGAGAGCCTGAGCTTGAACTCTACATGTTCCTCTGATGGGTGAGGGATGTACCATTGACACACATCAGTCATGCTAGTCGTCGTGAACTCAAAGACCTCAGCATCCCACGCTTGATTCAGGACATCACCAGACCCACCGTAGGCGAAAGCATAGTTTTGCATGTCGGCTAGACGCTGAGCCTCTTGGCTCCTGATGGTCAGCCCTGACGTGAGACGAGCAGGATCAACGAGGATCGGCGGTGATGTGAATGAGTTACTCATAGGTGCTCAATCTCCATCGTCACAGGTACACGCCTCTTAAGCCGACCAGGATAGATCAGGTCAAAACTCTCTGTGGTGAGTGACCCTCTCACCCTGCCATACTCTCCGTTATCCTCTGAGGTATAAAGAGTGTCATAGGCAGGCTGTGAGCTGTTGACCGACGCACTAGGCAGCGCTCGACGACTATCACCCCACCCCTGATAAAAGTTCACGCGCTCTCCTGGTGAGCAGTAGGGAACCCATCGATCAGTGAAGTGTCTGTAATCGTCTGAGGAGTCGAGCAGAGCATCGAGGTCGAATCTCAACACTGAGGTCACATAAGTCCCGATGTGGTTGCTGACATAACCACCACCGATCAAGCGCCGAGCCTGAGCCACGTTCTCACCTCTGAGATGATGGCTCTGATAAGGTCGTGAGGGGATGAGCACCCCTGAGGCCGTGTAGGTCGCGGTGAGCAGTTTGTGAGTTGTGCCTGTTGGCGTCTCGTCACCAGTAAAGCCTAATAGGTTCCTGATCTCTGTGGAGCTCCATGAGATGTCTCCTGCTCCGCTGACATATGAGCAGTTGACCCGCCCTGAGTCATCGATAAACCAAGTGATAAAGTAGCCAGGATTCGCGGCACGGTCGAGCTCCTCTAGACTCGCTAGGCTAGAGAATGCATCTGCATCATTGATCGTGCTCTTGTTCCTCATCCCAACAGTCACATCCTGCATGTGGATCTTGACTGAGGGAAAGTTAAAGGTATTCGCCCCGCCGACCTCATCTAATCTATACTTCACGTCTTCTAGGTCTATAGACCCTCTAGTCCAATCATTGGGAGCGGTCGCCACGTAGTCAGAGCCGACAAGTGTAGCGCCGACAGCCACAGAGCCGAAGCCGAGCGCGTCAACTGTGCCTATAGACCTAATCTCGAAGTCAGCATCTGAGGTGACAGTCACCTTGTCGTCCTCATTAATCGTGATGGTCCACGAGGTTCCGAAAGATTTTACTGTGTCGGCTTGCCCCTGCCACATCTGATCAGCCGGTGAGCAGCGACGATTAAGAAAGAACATCAGATCTTCAAAGATCGCGCCGGCTCCAAGGCTGACAGCTGAGCCGCCTGAGCGGTCGAAGACCTCAACCCCTGCGTAGGCTCTCATGTCATACTCAGTCAACAGGGCGAACTGAGGAGCAGGGTTATTAAGAGGCATTAGAATCTCCTCCTAGGCGCGCCGCGCCTGTTGATGTTCTGAAGGTTGGTGATTCGATCAGCAAGCGCGAGCTCGGCGGCTTGCTTAGTGTCATAGACCACAGCGCCACCGAAGTTGATATTGAAGACCATCTGTGAAGACTCGGCCTGCTCTCGCTCTGCGGTCGGTGCGATCTGCGGTGAGCCTGTCGGTGAGGTCGGTGAAGTGCTGACACCACCGCCGCCGCCGCCTCCACCTAGCGCCGAACTCGCTACACCAGCAGCCGCCGACACTGCCCCAAACTTAGCAGCCGCAAAGAAGTGCGCGCTTGCTGCTGCAGGGTTGAGGACGAGAGCCGCAAAACCTTTGGCGCTCTCTATTAAAGCTTCTACTGCGGCCTGTCTACCTAAGCCACCGATCACACCTGCTATAGCTTCTTGTGCACTCTCACCAAAGGCTAAAGAGCCATAAGCTGCCTCCGCAAAACCTGCAGCATAGTTGTTGGTCAGATCACCTATTCTTTTGATCTGCTGATTAATCGAGCGTTCCTCGATGGCTTGACGTTCTATGTTGAAGCGACGTGTAAGCTCGGTGAGCTCCTCCTCAGAGCGCTCTTTCATCTCCCTCTCTCGGCGGTACTTCAGCTCTAAAGCGCTCAGCTCTTTGTCGATACCATCCTCCATCATGGAGATGTCAAAGGCCTGAGACTCTAAAAGGAAGTTACGCCGATGAGCTTCAAGCTTTTGACGCTCGGCCTCTGCCTTGGCGTCTGCCTCCTGCTGAAGTCTCAAGCGCTGATTTTGATAACGCAGGTCAACCGCTAGTTTAGCTTTGGCGTTGCCCTGAGCTAGCTTTAAGTCAGCTTGATAGCGTTGCTCTAGAATCACAGCTTGCTCAACTCCATTGAGCTTCATGTTTTCAATCTCAAGCAACCTGATTCGGTGGTCTTCTGCTAGCCTCTTCTTTCGTCTAGCGACGAACTCATTATACTTCGCTTTCTCGGCTTCCTTCTCTGCCTCTATCGACTTCTCAAGGATCTCAAACTCTTGAAGCTGGAAGCGCCTGACTAGCATAGCCCTCTCATCATACTGAGCCGCCTCTGCTTTTAGCCGCTTCTCCAGAGCTAGAAGCTTTGGCGCATTCTTCTTGATGCCCTCTAGCTCTATAGCCTGCAGCGCTTGCTCTTTCTCGATCTCGGCTTTCCTGATCTCAAGCCTCTCATCTGAAAGAGTGTTCTCAGCCTTCATCACCTTTAGGCCTTCAAGCTTGGCGCGTAGCTCGTTGACTCTTCCGAGGGTTGACTCTGCTGACTGCTCCTCTAGCTCTTGCTCTAGCTTGGCCGCCCTAGCCATAGCCTTATTGAGATCTTGTTGAGCAGGCAGAGCCTTCTCTTTAATAAAGGTACTTAACTCACGCTGAGCCTTTTGGCGCTCCATGATGGCATCATGGATATCTCGTTGAAGCTCCTGCTCTCTATTCAGGCTAGCCACAAGGCGTGGGTCTGAGGCTGTGATGTTCTTCTTTCTGAAGTCTAGGAGTTCCTTAAGCTCTTTTCTCTGCTCTCTGATCTGGGTCTGATTATCCGTGTAAACAGCCTTGATCTCTTTAGCTCGCTCCATGAGGTTCTCAAGCTGACTCTTCGCCAGCTGTGCCTCAATCGTCATCTTACTAAAGCGAGTGAGAGCGAAGGCCCCAGGAGTCACGCCCTTTTCAGCGAGCGCCTCAAGCTTCGATTGAAGATCACCAACAGCCGCCGCCACTGCCTCAGATGCATCCTCAGCTTTCTGAGCCTCTCCGGTGATCATCCGGTAAGTCTCATAGAGCGCCATACCTGCCGCCACAGCACCGGCGAAGGCAGGGATGAGAGAGGTCAAGCTTGCCCCGCCTGTACTGCCTATTGAGCCAATGGTTGACCCTAGCTCTTTGAACGAGCCACCCAGTTCTGCCACGTTATCGGTGATCTGAGAGAGGCCCTCACCCAAGTGAGAGTTGGTCTGGTCGAACTTGCCAGCCATATCACCAGCGGTTGAGCCGATGGAGTTGAGATTCTTCTTAGCGGCTTCGGCCCCTTTAAGATGTACTTCAATATCAACGGTGTTCTTAGCCATTGCCCGACTCCTTTAGCGCTCGCTCCTGCGCTCTATAGTGCGCTGATTCTCTATTATTATGCAATATGTCCATAGCTTCGACCACAGCACATGAGGGCTTAGGATATGAGAGGCTGAGGTTGAACAGCCCTGATCTATGCCTGTTGTAAGCGTTGATAATGGGGGCCATCTTGTTAGCGCCGGCCACAGGACATGACCTGATCTCTAGGTCACTGAACTCCTCACCACAGTCAGGGGCGACCCGATAACCTGGCACGAAGAGACCGCGCTCATCACGCTGAGCCATCGGTAGACCTTGTTTAAACGATCTACCACAGTTACCGCGCTGAGCTCTCAGCTTTGGATTAGCTTTGCATTGGGCGCATCCCCAAGCGCGGCCACCGCTATGGCTCAGCCACACCGAGGCCGCAAGCGCTATTTTCCCTCGATGCCTAGAAGGCTGATACGTTGGATGTGTAGCACGAGCTCACTTACTGTCTGAATCCTGTGAGCCTCAGGCCTGATGAGCTGGAGCTGCTCAGCGTCTGCCTCCTCACCATCGATGAGGATGAGAGAGCTGTTGATCATCTCCTGATAGACTCGATTGAGATAAGCCTGATAGTCACTCATGGCCTTCCGCTCATCATCGGTGAGAGCATGATGCCACTCTGCGCGCTCACGCTCCTCAATCGGCGCTTCGGTCCATAAGAGGCGGCCGAGCTCAGAGCGGATCAGCGCCCCTGCTCTGGCCTCTGCATCCTCACGCTCAGAGGGTGAGAGCGCCTTGAGAGTGAAGCGAGTAGCTTGACCTACCTCACCTAGCGCCGATAGATCACCTGTTTCCAAGTAGGCCGAGCGCTGCTCTGCTGAAGCGGTCACCTCAGGATCACAGGTGACGACCACCTCCTGAGTCTGCTCTGATGACGTGAGAAATGAGAGAGCCATTAGATACCTAGTCCAATCCTAAATGGTGAGTTAGCGGCGTTAGTCTCTACCACATCACCGCCAAAGCGTGACTGCTGGTAGGTGAGCTGTTGCCTCACGATGTCGTTGCCTGACACGTCATAAGCGTTGGGGTCAACGGTGAGCATAGCTGCAGGTAACATGATCGCACAGCCGAGCCCGTCACCCTGAGGACCAGTGCCAACGAGGATCTGTCTGACTGTCCTGTTAAAGAAGTCGTCTTTAATCGTCGTGTTGACGGTCGAGAGGGTGAGGCTGAGCTCAACCACAACGTCACTGATCTCCATGTCACTCATAGCTAGGATGCTGTTTGAGTGGCCCATAGGTGTCAGGGTGTTAGTGAGTGTCAGGCTGAAGTCCTCAGCGTCGAGCGCTAGCCGCGCAAGGGTGTCACCTGTGCTCGCGTTGGTGAGTGAGGTGGGTGAGGTCGATGAAGCCACGACATAAGCGCCACGGAAGAAGGCAGGAGCTCCGGTGTTGTACGTCGGCTCAATCGGCCCGACCGCGTTGCCATGATCATCCTGAATCAGCGCCGCTTGATATGTGAGCTCAGCCATGAGGCGGCCATTGTCGAGAGTGATGTTCATGCTCTCCAACACACAGCCATAAGCGAATGAGCGGAAGTTTACGCCATCGATGCGGAAGCTCAGAGAGTGCTCACGCTCACCTGTGTTGGTGCGCCCTGGGATGTACCAAGTCTGGAGACCTCTCACTGAGCTGTAGGAGCTCGCTGAGAAAGCTGGTGAGATGGTGACATCTGATGAGGCGTCGGCGTTGTCAGTGATAGCGCTGTACTCGGCGCGACCACTGAGAGAGGTAGAGATCAGCGTCCCGACATCGGCCTCAGCAGGTGCTGAATTTGGCGTGTAAGTGTTCACGTCTACCGCTGTCACTGAGTCAGTGAGTACAGATGGAACCTTGGTCTTAAGACCAGCGCCGAGGAGATAGCCGAGGTAGTTAGCCGCGTAGGTGTCAGCTGAGCTACCAACGGTCGTGAGATCGACTCGACACACCACTTGACCAGTGCGACGACGCACGCGGCTGCCTCCTGACCACACAGTGTCTGGCTCAGGGGGTAACATGTAGTTACCATCACGAGCATCATTACGCTCAGAGACGACGGGCTCACCCGGGATGATGATGGGGTCACGCTCGCAAGGGATCGAGACGAATGTGAGACCTGAGTTATCAGGCAGACCAGTTGAAGCGCTGAGTGAGCCAAATGAGCTCTCAACAGCCACTGAGAGAGAGCGATGTGTAACCGCCATGTTATGCCTCCAAATACAAGAGAGTAAAGGGGATGGTCAGGATATAGACACCCTGCTCACCGAGGTTGAGGGGCTCATACAATGGGGGCTCAGGTATCACTGAGACGATCCCTGTAGTTGAGAGGGAGTAGTCTGGCCCTTTGAGGGTGACTAGCAAGAGCTCTGCATCCTCAGCCACAAGCCTAGCTAGATATGTGGAGTCTTGAGGGATGTCATACCTAACTCGCAGATCAATGAGCGCTCGACGCCGACCGCTGAGACCTGCAGCGCCATCGTCGCTCGGCATCTCTGCAATATCGAGTTGGAAGAAGCGCTGAGAGTTGAAGCGCTCCTCGAGGGGCACTACTGAGCCATTAGCTCGAGCGTGAGCGACGAAGCCATGATGAAGATCGGTCTTAGGCGTCGTGGCCTCTAGCTGATCCTCTAGATATGTGAGCGCGCTGAAGATGCCTTGACTCATTTTAATAGCTTCTTTCTGACCTCGATCTCGACAGCATCTACAAGCGTCTCGATGTCCTTCTTGCTGAGCCCTAAGAAGCGGCGCTCTTCGTTCACTGCGTAGCCATATTGAGCCTTACTCGTGAGCCCTATGATGAACATGTTTTCGGTGGCCTCTTTGACTACTAGATTGTTCATCATGTTACCGCTTAGGACCAGATCAACCTCAGCGCTATCACCACCACCGCCACGGCTCCGGCTCTCCTCTTTGTACTGCTGATAGCCACCCTCATAGAAGACGCTGTTGCCAGTCCTCGACGGTCGGCCACCTTTGGGCTTTAGTCGAGCGCCACGAGTAGAGACATAAATGGGGGTGTCTGAGTATTCCTTGAAAGGCTCCTCATCTGCGTCGAGGCCTTTAGACGTGCGTAGCTTAATAGAAGCTAGAGCGTTCTGAGCTAACCTCATCGTATCTTTAGCGGTCCATAGAGACCGAGGTACTTTGATGTTCACTCGATTAGCCATCAGTGTTTCATCCCTCTCACTGGGGTGAAGAAGCTATCAGCCTCACTCTTATTGTATGAGCGCCATGATGCTCTAAAGTCGGTGCTACTCCCGCCTGAGCGCCTGAGGTTCTCCTCTCCCTCATCGACCACACCATCACCATCTAGGTCTAGGGTGATAGATCTAAGCGCCACGTCGAGGAGCTCCTGACAGCGCGCTCTCATTTGGGTGGCGGCGTCAAACTGCATATTCATCTCGTAGACGCTAGCCGCTGCGCAGTATGCGTGAGCGCTCTTGAAGCTCTGCTGATTGAAGACCTCATCCTCAGTCACACCATCGGAGATCACATGATCTCTGATCACTAGGATGATCTCATCTAGCGCGGCGCTGATCTGTGGCTCAAAGTCGCTTTGCCGACGTGGGACCATATCAGCCAAGTTAGCGAATCGACCAACGAGCTCATCATGATCTAGACCAGTGTTGAACGGTCGAGCGCAGACCTTCAACAGACCAGTCTCAACGTGTTGACCACCTACATTATCTTCATATGAGATCGTGTAGGGGAACACGCCAGCGGTAGCCGTTTTAACTGCGTCGATGTCTACGTAGCTCATCGAGAAGTTAAGAGTAGCCGCCGCTGTGAGATCGAGCTCTCTAGGTAGAGGCTCAGCTAGCACTGCGGTAGTACCACCTATACGGCTGACCTTGACAGCGTAATAAGTATCACGTGTCGTCTTGAGGAACGCCTTGACCTCATCGCGCTGTAGTTGAGTTGCAACGCTCGCGCTTAAGGTAAGTGTGCGCCGATCATTGGCCACAGCTGTCACAGTCACATCAGCTCGTGACTGAGTGAATAGCTCATCAGTTAGAGGAGCGCTAAAGCCCACAGTGAGTGTTGGTGATCCTGAATAAGGTTGTGGTGGATCCCATACAAAGTGATGGGTCTGACCTTTGACAGCTTTTCTCATCGCTTCTTTGCTCCTGTGTTCGCGTCGTTAATATCGCTCGCCGTGGCGCGCTTCAGGTCAGCCGCCTCGATGAAGCTCTCAGTGACAGGGCTCCAGCTATGTCGGCAGTTATAGCCACCACAGGCAATTTTGACAGGTCGGCCCTGATTATTGTTGAGCTTGCTCATCTGCGTCTCATCGACCACGAGGTTGATTAGTGCCTTGCAGAAGTTACGAGTCTCTCCATCTCTAGGGCCTGTGTAGAGATAGTGGTTCAGGTCAGCCGCCTCTGCTGCTACCGCTGTCAGTGACCGCCCATACTCTGAGATCTGAGTTTTAATCTCGGTGAGTTGCCGACCCTCTGAGCGTTGAAGCTGAGTCTCTAGGTCGCTCTTGATGATCTCAAGAGGGATATCCAAAGTCATCGCCGTTAGAGATGCGCGTAGAGACTTCTTAAAGTCTGGGACGATCACATCATCGAAAACAGCGTTGGCGGCTTGCTGTTGGATCAGATCAAGTTGAGGCATCACGTCAGAAGGTAGGTCAATGCCTACGGTCTCAAGAGATGTCTCAACGCTTGATCTAATGCGTGAGGTGGACTCGATGAAGTCATCGACCGCTAGACCTAATCCCGATGAAAGGATGAAGTCAACAAGCTGTTCATCATCGAGCGCCAAGAGAAGCTCAGGATTGTCAGTGACTGCTGACATCGTGACGAGCTCCACGAACTCTCTACGCGATTGACTAAGAGCACGCTTGAAGCCGCGCTCAGCCTCAACCTCTGCTCTTAGTTGGTCGCGTCGTGCTCTGATGAGTCGAGCCACAGGACCGCGCTCACCTTTGACCTGACGGCTCAGGTCATCGATGGCGATCTTGTCTGCATCTTCTGAGAGATGGATGTGGCCGGACTCGATCATTCAGAGAGCTCTTAGCTTACAGCGTCCGTGATGATGCGACCAAGAGTCCCATCAATCGCCTTAAACTCGTGAACCTCCTCAGCGTAGACATAACGCCTAGTCTTATCGAGGCTATCATATTGACCTGCGATCATGCCACCGAACTCAAGATTCAGCGCGCCAACAGGCATCCCCTTGACGTTGCCGCTCTTTTGAACGATTGAATCAGAGCCGCGAAGGATACCCATAAAGAGGTCTTCCTGAGCCCAAATGAAGCCCTCATCAGAAGTCGCTCCAGGGACCGCAGTGTCTTGACGAGCTGCACCAACGTAGATGTTAGGGATGCCGAGCACATCACGCAGGATCTGAATCACAGACTGGTTGTTGAGGATGCGTGAGCCTGCAGCCACACCAATGGTAGACGCGCCACCAACCTCAAGATAACCACGAACCTCAGGATTCTTGGCGAGTGTGCGGAACACCTTATGACCAAGAATGAGAGTATCAGGAGCGATACCATGAGCCGCCTCAAAGACAGTGTTCTTAAGGTCATAGAGATCGCTGAGCGGAGTAGACCCAACAGCGTCAAACTGACCACCAAACTCATTAGAGGCGGTGTCGTTGTTGAAGTTAGAAACCCCGAAGAGGAGATCAGCGGCGCGCTTCTCCTTAGCGAGCTTCATGACGCGCGCTACCTTCTTAGCGATGCGTGCCTCTTCGCTCCCTGGATACTGAGAGTCAAAGATGTCCTCCATTGCGATGGAGTCTTGAGCCGCGTAGATCTTCGCCTTGAAGGTCTGGCTTGAACGGTCGAAGCCGCCGATGGTAGCGCGTGAAGCACCAGGAGCGCGCTCAAGGTCGAGGCCTGCGCCTGCGCCCATGAAGTTCCGCGTCTCCTCCAAGAGGATTGTGCCTGAGCGCTCAGGGACCTTGATGCTCTCAAAGACCTGATCAGCGATGAGTTGGTTATCAGATGGGACCGCCTCGACGACGAGGTTAGTTAGGATCTGATCGACTGGATGTAGATTACTGTATGAACTAGCCATGATTCACCTCTTATGGAGTGACAGCAGTGAGAGCGACAGGACCAGTGAAGATCACGTTGATCTGATCACCGCTTGATGCTGAAGCTTGGTTGATGTTCGGAAGCATACGAGCGACAGCGTACTTATCAGTAGCTGCGTCAAATGCGATGAGCTTACCGTCTGCGGTAGCCATGAGGAGGTTCATGGTAGCTGGCGCGATGTTGCCACCTGCGATAGCTCGTGACTTGCCGAGCACCTTAACCTCAACAGAGTCACCTGCTGAGCAAGCGCGCTGAGCGATGCCTACACAGTTATTCTCTGTGGCTGCGTCTGTGATAGCGACCTTGCCGTCAACATTGACGGATACAAGAGCGTACTCGGTGATGGCCTCAGCCGCCACGAATGATAATAAGTTGTCGGTGTTAGCCATGATTAAACTCCAAAGGCCTTAGTGTAGTATTCAGGGTTCTCAGCGCGGAACATGTCGAGCGCCTCGCTGTAAGTAACACTCTTCTCTTTCTTAAGAGCGAGCACTGCGTCATTGAGGCTCTGGCGGCTGATCTCCTCACCGCTCGCGCCGTGTCCGACCTCCTGAAGAGGTACAGCAGAAGAGGCGGCGCGCTCGCTGAACATCTGCCAGAACTCAGGTTGAGCGTCTCGGAGATCCCAAGCCTTGCCAGCGACGGTCTGCTCAGCAGGAGAGATCTTGCCCTCATTGAGGAGAGAGCTAACAGCCTGATCGCGCTTGATAGCGTCACGCTCAGCGGTGAGCTCTGCGAGTGACTCGCGAAGTAGAGCGACCTCAGAGAGGAGGTTTACGTCAGCCTCGACGCTCTCACTCATCTTCTGATAGCCCATCTTCTTCTCTTTGTCGTCGTCTTCAGCTTTCATCTCAGCCTTGTCGTCTTCTGACTTCTCGGCCATCTCAGCCTTGTCGTCTTCTGACTTCTCAGCTTTGATGTTAGCCTCTGCGTCTTCTTTCATTGACTTGATCTGTTGCTCAAGCTCCTTGACCATCTCGTCTTTCGCGGCGAGCATGGCGCGGAGCTCCTCAACTGACATTGACTCAAGATTGTCCATCTCTAGCCTTTCATTAAGGGTTACTCGGTCGATCCGGTCATGTGACTGCGCCGGCCGAGGGGTTAGGGTGACGGCGAGAAGCTGAGCAGTTCCGATCTGCTCCCCACCTGATCTGTTGAATACATCACCAGTGATGAACTCAGGACTAGACCACAACACGCCACCCGCCTCAGAGACGACGGTTAAACCGCGCTCGTTGTAGGCTGGTGTTGCGTAGAGGCCATCGTCTCTCAGCTCTAGATCAACGATGAGGCCGAGCGCATTACCTGACTCAGGGGGCGCTGGCGGTCCACCGTTAAATGGTGATGTTGCGTGCTGCCAGTCGATAATCACTGGATCAGCGTCACGACGCTCCTGATATACTCGGATCATCTCACGTAGCATATCCACGTCGATCTCTTTGCCGATGGCCTCACCGCTCATGCGTGAGCTCACCTGACCTAGAGAGAGCGTCTTGAATGGTCGACCGATGGTGAGACCATCTGGCACGTCATAGCTCGGAGCCTCTGAGAGCTGGATAGCTTCACCATAGGCCCTGAGGGATTGAGCTTTATTATCTGCTGAGTCCATCTGCTTAACTATCTTTCTAGCCCAAGCGTAACCTGCATCACCGCCCCAACCGTTCCACGCCTGCCAGCCCTTGCCCTGAGTGTTCCACGTGGAACCTTGCTTATCGACCTCATGGCGCGTGAAGTAAGCGAGCATACGCTTGACGGTATCAGGTGAGAGTTGCTTACCTGCTTTGAGGTCACGAGCTCGAGCGATTCCTACAGGGGTCATCCCGCGCTGTGACTCAGGCTTATCAGCCCTAACCTCAAGCGCTCGCTCAGCCGCGTCTCTAGCGCCCTGAGGTGGCGTAAAGTCGATGTGAGAGTATTTGTCAGGAATGTTGAGAAGCTCAGCCTTGGCCTCTGCCTCACGTCGCTGAGGGTGACCCTTAGGCAATAAGTCTAAGTCACCAGTGTAGGCCTTCTTACGCTGACCTGTGGCGACCAACTTAAGAAACGTCTTAACGCGAGCGAGCGCCCAACCATTCCGCGTCATACCTGGACGATGAGAGACACTGAAAGCACCCGCGCCACGTCTAAACACAGCCTTAAGTGTGCCGAGATCTACGCGCCTAGATGCTTTCTTGAAACGAGCGTTGTGAGTGTCGCGCATGTTTTCAAGAGCTTTAGTAGCTTGCTCACCGATCTCGATACCACCACGAGCGCCACTGGCTGACCCCTTAGGATTCTTAGCGCTTCCCTTGCGCCGATCTTTTGGGGGTGCTGGCGTCTGTGCCTTGGTCCTCTTACGCTTTGCCATCTCGACGCCTCCTGATGAGCTGCTCAGTGAGAGCTGATACACCACCACCCGCGCCAGCTGATGAGATCCTAGAGAGCGGTGAGCGCTGAGCATCTTCAGGGAGCTCACCCGCGCCGAGTCGATCCCTGATGGCTCGCTCTAGCTCATCGTCAGGAGTGATCAGGCCAGCTTGAACAAGACCAGGGAGAGCACCGAGAGACTCAGCGAGATCATCAGTATCGAGCCCTGAGTGAGTAAGCTTAGGCAGCTTTGAAGGATCGACCGCTCCATAGTTCCACCTGATGAGGCGGCCGATGGTCCCAGCTCCTCGACGATCAACACCTGACACAGCCGAGGCGATCACATCACATAGATTGATAGCCGCGCGCCTGAAGACCATATGATGAATCTCACCAACAGATCGAGCGCCCGTCTCGGTGTTGCCGAGGTCAGCGAACTGAGAGAGGAAAGCAGCGGCTATCTGTGAATCACACTTAGTAATAATATTGATGGGGCCATCTGCGTAGACGTTAGGTGTGGCCACATAGGTCTCAAACTTAACGGCGGGATTCTCAACCAAATAGCTCTGCTCAGCCGAGACGAAAGCCTGAGCCTGAGCCTCTGCGTCGTTGATCATGGCGTCGATGTCACCATCACTTAGGCCGATACTCTCAGCGCTTGCGCGGTCTACCACCACCTTAGGCGTAGGCACCGCCCAACGGTCGAGGCCAACACACATCAGGTTACTCACCCGCTGCTTAGTACGCCACCACCACCACACAGGCCGAAGCATCCCCACGCCCTCAAAGTTAGAGCCAGTCTTATTGAGGGTCAAGAGCAAGAGCTTGTTAGCAGGGATCGGCTCAGGAGTGTAGGTGATGCCTACTGTGTTCTGTATCACTCCGTCGAGCTGCTGAGCGTCTCGTGATAGCCACTTTTGGTGAGCGCTTGGCTCTCGGTCGGCGTAATGGCTCAACCATACCCTGACCTTACCCTCTGAGTCGGGACATACCTTATAGATCTCTTCGGCGTATCGATAACCCAACGGGACGAACTCAAAGAGGTAGGCTAGCTGATCTTCCCAAGAGATGGTCATCTGACCTGCATAGCCATCGAAGCCCCAACACTCATTGGCGTAGCGCGCGAGCTCCTCCGCTACAGGGTCATTCTCAATCCCTGGCACGAATCGCCAAGAGGCAGAGAGCAGGGTCTGCCTGAGCATGTGCCACGAGCGTCTGACAATAGGGTCAGTCCTGAGCATCTCCTCAGCCTCTTGAACCCAGTTGAGTCCAGTGAGTTGAGCATTCTGCTCTTTGCCGGTGATGGTGCCACCGCTGATCTGAGTGCCGGTGATGCCTCGCGTTCTAAAACGAGGAGAGAGCGCCCTCATGTGTCGCGGGTCACGCTCTGCGCTTGGATCTTGCATAGATGACTCCTAAGGGGGTGATTCTTCTTTCTCTTAGGAGCGCATCAATACTAGTCGTGAATAATAAAGCTTTTATCTCTTCTTGTCTAGTCTCGTATCAGGCAACCATTCAGCCACTGTTGGGTGAAGGATAACGTCTGACTCATCCTTGGTCTTGATCGGCTTCTCACCTGCAAAGATGCTGAGCTTATCTATCACCGCGACCTGTAGCTCATTGATCTGCTCTCTTAGCAGCTGCATCTGAATCTGACTATCTCTGAGCCGAGCGATGAGCGCCTCTCTGTCAGCGTTGGCGGCGCTGAGCTTGTCCTTCAACTCCTCGACCTCTGAGGGGTCACGACCTGAGGCGATAGCCATCATGGAGCTGATAGAGCCTGTGATCATTCCGAGTATCCCCACGAGGACATCGCGATTTTTATCCACTATCTCAACGTAGGTTAAGAAGAGGATGAGACCCACCACGAGGATCATAAAGAACACCGAGAACCACCACCCCCGCTTAGCCTTAATCTCACTCGTGATCTCTCTGCTTGTCTTTTCAGTCTCCATTGATCACCCACTGTAGTAAACGGTTGACGAGAGGGAAATGATACATGAGCCAAGGCCAAATGACGCAGATAATGTAAATGAGGTTGATGAGAGCCCACCTCATAATGATCCACCAGAACCACTCTTTAATCCTTCTATCTCGCGCTCGGCTCTTGACCTTCTTAGGGCCGCCGAGTCGCTTAACCTTCTCACTACCTGGTGGTGGCTGCAGAGACTCAATCCTGACACCCACTGCGTATATCGTCTGAGGTTCTCGGACACCTTTGAAGCGATAGAGGCCCACACATACATAACGTGTTCCCTTCGGTGTGAATCCGTTCGTCCTGCTCTTGATGTGTTTGAACGCCTCTTCGGTGAGGAGGACTTGACCAGCTTGACATAAGCTCATAGTGCGCGCGGCGATGTTCTTAGCTACGCCTTCAAGCTCGACCGGCTTAGCGCCAACCAAGACGTCAAGCTCATCCTGCGTCACCTCTGCGACGATGCCGACGTGTAGGCCGATACGAGTATTGATCTTGATCTTAGGTGGGATGTCTCGTTGGTAGATCAGCGCGAAGTTGACCGCATTGATCGGAGATTCAAAGCTGAGGAGGAAGCCGTCAGACCTATCTATCTCTCGACCGTTGAAACGATGCATGAGAGAGCGAGTGAGGCGATCATGGTACTGCAACCACCGCGCCGCCTTCATGGGTCCCACCTTGGAGACGAACGCAGTTGAGCCGATGAGATCGAGAAGAACTATGGCTAGTCGTCGTTCTCTGATCTCCATGGTTCACCCCTCAGTGATGCTACTATCCAGATCGAGGCTACCACATTCACTAGAAGTATTGAGATCACTATCAGGGTCACTATGCTCATCGTCGTCCTCACATACACAGTCTACTCGACCACACCTAGCGCAGACGGTCTCGTCGAGGTCATCACACATCAGTGTGACTCATCGTAGGCTAGATCACCGAGGAGCGCGCCGAGCGACACAGGAAAGTGCTTCATCAGGATAAACCGCGCGGCCTTGGCTACTGCCTGAGTCTCAGGCTGACTATGGGGGTCAAGTCGAAGCCTCAGAAACTTAGCCCAGTTGTTGAGGTTGCCTGACATCCAAAAGTGAGTATAGAGCGACTGAGGCAGCACAGCGCGCGCCTGCTCACGAGCGACACCTGAGGCTAGCATCAACTCATAGAAGGCGGCGCAGTTAACGTGGTGTTGATCCCAACACTGCAGCCAATGATCAGACTCTTGGACCGCTTCATCGGTCGAGCATTGGAGAGAGGTCTGGTGTTGCTCGCGGAGCTCCTCAGGCATCCAGAACGCGATTCGATCTGAGGTGTAACGTCTGCTCACCTCATTAAATGAGAAGGTACGATGACGCATGATCTGAGAGCGAACGAAGAGAGGACACGAGATCTTAAGAGTCGCTGCGCAATGTTCAAAGGGTGAGGTGTGGTTATGCCTCGCTAGGTATTGAATGAGCTTAACGTCTCGATCAGTCATCTGCAGCGGTGAGGATGTGCTCTCATCATAGAAGCTCACCCGCGCTGAATGAGCAGGCGTTGAGTCGTTACCCATCGAGGACACATATTTCACCTCGCCTACATCGTCATTGTAGATTCTCAAAAGCTTCTCCTCTTGGCTCCACCTACTCTGACTCTACGATCTTTAGAGGCTGAGGAGCGTGGTTGATATTGGCGTTGATCTACGATTGAGTCAGCCCATCGCCAAGTTATGCAGTCATAGCGGAGAGCGTCAAGCGGATCCTCACGCCCATCCTTTTTAGGTTGTTCTTTGTTGTCCCACCCGTAGGACATCAGAGCTTTTCTTATGCTGTTACCTGTGGCGCGCTCGCCACCGTCCCAGACTTCTTTGGTGATGAGATACTGACCACGAGCAAAGGCCCTCTTAAGACGCTGCACCCCGTTGAGAATGTCGGTCCTGATTGGGTCAGTGTTAGACCTCAACGGCATACCGAGCCCATCTGGTGGAGCGGCGCGCATCGCTCGGAATGCTGAGCGCCCTGTCTGGTCGTTGCGAGCCCTACCCGCTTTATCGGCCACTCCATTATCAAGCCATATGCGATCACCTGGTGCGGAGCTCCTCAACGAGCGCGGCCAAGCTACAGCTAAGATAAGCGTAGCAAGCTGAGAGGTGGTGACCTCTTGGGGGTTGATCTCGTGGCAGATGACATCAGCGCCGAGCTCCTCATCATGTACGATGATCAAGACTGATGGCTTCCTGAATCCCCAGTCGATGGCGATTCGACCGCTCATGGTCGGCTTATACTCCCAGCCGCTAATGACGTGGCGTGACTCGTCGAACTCGGAGTAGATGAGCCCTGATGGTGGCCGTGGCTTGTTCATCACCATAGCCTCACGCTCTGCCTCAGGTAGCAGCTTAGTAGCCTCAAACCACTCGGCGCTGAGGTTGGCTGAGTTGACGTATGAGGTGAAGAGGAGCGGTGAGCAACTCGCCTCCTCAGCTAGGTGACACCACCAAGCGCCGCTCACTGGCAGACCCACGAGGATCATAATGGGGCTCGGCCCTGCTCTCAATCGACCCATCGCTTTGTGGGCTACCTCTGCGCTCAGCGTCTGACACTCATCTATAAGACAGACGCCGCTCGTGATGTTGAGACCCTCAAGAGGGTTATGAGTCGCGTCTCTCGTCCCTGGTCGATAATAGGAGCGACACCACACTGTTGAGCCATTCGGCGCGCTCCACTGCCTGAGGGTGTGGTTATAAGTCCAACCAAGCGGTGAGAGCCACTTCTCCATCTCAGGCATAAGCACAGAGTTATAGCGTGGGTTGGTGTCAGTGACGAGCAATGATGATGTGTTAGGCCTCACCCTCGACACGAAGAGGAGAGCGAAGACGAGCGCCGAGGTCTTGCCAGATCCCCAACCACAACGAGCCGCGATGATCCGCTCATTTTGCGCTATGCGTGAGATGATCCCGTGCTGGAGCTCGTTGAGGTTGATCGTCATCAGGCTATTGGCTCCATACCCCATAGAGTCACGCGCCACCTCACTGAAGTAGTCCAGCCATGAGCGCTCACGTCTGTGGTGATCACATCAGCGCCGACCTCTACGTCTACGTGATCCATCTGGATGACGTTGACCTCATCACCTTTCTCATCGGTGGCTAGGACGATATGCTCACCGCCCTCAACGCGATAGCTTGACCGCTTCTTACTCGGCGTGCGAGTCCATGAGCGCTCAAGTAGGCATCTAGTCATCAGTCTCTTCTGTGTCATTGCTCGCCTCTTCATATGGTTTAGATATCTGCTCAAGCATAGAGATCACGATGTCATCAGCCTGCTTAGAGCTATCATTGACGTTGACCTCAACCTCTCGCTTAGCGCCCCAACGATCAGGATAACGGCGCTCTAGGATCCAAGCATTACCCCGCCAATCCTGCTTGGCCTCTGCGTTCTCCTTGAGTCTCTGCAGCTGAACCGCCTCAGCGAAGTCTTTGGCGGCCTCAACCTCTTCAGTCCACTCACCATCTGGCCCTGACTTCTCAAGCCAGCGGTAATAAGTAGCGCGGCTGATACCACTCACAGAGCAAGCGGCCTCGATGCTCATGCCAGTCCTGATATTATCTAGCAGAGCCTCTTGGCGCTGTCGGCGCTTAGCGCTCCGCTTCTTGTTCGTGGATGACTCTGACATTCTCTAGCGTCTCCCTGATGTGTTCTAGCAAGTCTCTACTTTGACAATACAGATCATAATCTTGTGGGTCATCAAGGTCGAGGTCTTGCCCTAGTTGGATCACCAAGAGCCGCTCCAGCTCGGCGAGCGTTGGGTCATCATCCTCGCGCGCGCGCGTTACTTGTCTTATTTGTCTCATTTATCTAAGCTCCATCTCTCATTCCCCATCAGGGGCGCATTAAGTTTTAACGTCGTGTGAACCCATCCCCATAAGGAGCGGCCTGAGGCTGACTGAATGGCGTCTCAGGTCTGATCTGAGGCTCAGGGGGTAGAAACTGATCAGGCTCTTTGGCTGACAAGTCCCACCACTTAATGACCCTCACTTCCCACTGTCGGCGCTGTTGTGAGTCTTGGTAAGACTTCAACTGACCCTCGACGTGAACCTTGGTCCCCTTGGTGAGCTGAGCAGCTGCGCGGTTAGCGCTGTGACCCCACACCTTGCAGCTATGCCACTCGGTGGACTTCTGCCACATGCCTGTTGAGTCCTTATAGCTCTCGTGGGTGGCCAACCTGAAATAGCAATAAGGCTGACCGTTTTGGGTCTGGCGGAGCTCGGCGTCTTGGCCGACGTTCCCACATAGGGTGATCCTGTTAATCATCGTTCTGAAGTTCCTTCACCGGTTGACGGTGCGTTTCAATAAACCTTTGAAAGAGCTCTCTGAGGAGCTGACCACGAGACCAGCCGAGCTTACGAGCGATGTGGTCAAGGCTGTCAGCCTCTCGACTGGTGAACCTTACGCCAACTATCACATCTTTAATCTCAGCTTTCATCGTGCCTCTCTGGTGGATAATGGACCCTTCCTGCTATCTGTGAAATCTGGATACAAGGCAAAATCAAAGAGCACATCGACTCATGTCTAATGTGTGCAGGTAAGGGGGATGACTAAGCTAACTGATTGATCTTGAATCTGTCAATGATGAATGTTAACTATGTTTACGGCTCATCAGCTCATCCTGAGCACCTTAGTGAACACCGAGCCTTGACCCTGCCTCAGCTGTTGAGGTGGGGTCTTTTCTATTTGAAAAAAGCGCGCCGGTCGCGTGATGGAGAGGGTAAGCCTATGAGCGTTATTATAAAGCCTTTAGAGCTACTCCAAAGTGAAGTTGCAAAGATCTTAGAGCAAGACCTTGTAAAGCCTTCGGCGGCAGAGCTGAGCGCGCGAGATGAGTACACAGAGAGTGAAGCTCAGCTCAAGCGCTCAATGGTTCAACTCTGCCTACTAGACCTTAAGAGACTTGAAGAGGCCAAGACGCCAGAGTCAGCCGCGCGCGCTTATTTTTTGCTGAGTCATACCATGATCAGGCTTGCCCGAGCGCTGATTACAGAGCCTTGACCCTGCCTCGCTGTTGAGGTGGGGCTTTTCTTTTGATAGGCTCTTAAATGTCGTTTTTAGATATTGCGTGTAGCTCTGCTCTTTCTCGTGCGCCAACTAGGAGCATAACAGCTCAAGCGAGGAGGAGCAGGGCTTAACGTACTCCCCAAGCGCTCATATCGACCTGATCTAAGCGCCGATCACGTCCGACCATCTCACAAGGTCTACGGAACATCGCGCCGAGTCTGCTCTTGACTGCTGGATTAGAGCTGAAGATGTTGAGGAGCTGCTGAGGATAGACGTTAGAGGTCATCACGACAGCGAGCTCACCCGCGCTCCACTGTTGATAGATCTCTTGGATGAGCTCGACGGTCTGACTCAGCCACCAAGGCGACTTGTTAGCGCTCCCACCAACACCAGCGAACTCATCGATCAAGAGCAGGTCGATCCCTGCAAGCCAGTCTTTGAGAGGGTCCTGAGCATCCTTGTTCTTCCATGAAGCTTTGATCTTGTTCATGATCCCGATGTGGCTGATGTACCGAACCTTCACGCCGAGATAAGCCGCCTCACGAGCGAAGCAATAAAGCACTGAGGTCTTACCGTTGCCAGGTTGACCATAGAAGAATAGACCCTGAGGCTGACCTTGCAGACCTCCTCTGAGATACTCGAGCATAGAGTCAATCTGTTGCTTCTGCTCATCTGAATCAGCGTCGTAGGTGGTGAAGCTCATATTGATTGCATCTGAGGGCAACCTCATCTTGTCGAGTCGCTTAAGCCATCGTCTAGGGCGCTCGCACTTGTGACACATCTGCGCCTCTTGCGCTGATCGATTAGGCAGCCATCGATAGTTCCACCCATCTTGACACTCACCGCAGTGAGGGACGAGTCGAGGGCGAAGATAGCCAGCGTCGAGGTCAACAAAGTTGTGAGCTTCGAGGTTATCAGGTCTCAGATGGCTGTGATCAGTGAAGAGGGTTGTCCGACCCTCAGCAGCTGCACGAGCTCGCGCTTGCTCTTTGAGGTGAGGGATTGAGTTAAGGAATGGTGTGAGATCAAGCTTCTTCATTTCGCGTAAGTCCTCTTCATCAGCTCTCTGGCCTCTGCCATCTTCTCTTGGTGTGTCTTCTGTCTTCTAGGCTGAGTAGCCGGTGTGAGTCCTCGACCTGATGAGGTTCCCCAATAAGAAGAGTTATCTTTCATTGCTTCTCTACTTCCCCAAGTCTCTCGCGCGCTGTTTAAGCTCTTGGTCTGCTCAGACTGATTAGAAGACTGATTATCATTCAGATTAGATATCTGATTATTACTGATTATATTGTCTGTCACAGTGACATAGGGGGTATGTCTCTCTGACATAGGGGGTATGTCAGGTTGACATAGGGGGTATGTCACACTGACAGAGGGGGTATGTCTCTCTGACATAGGGGGGTGTGTCACAGTGACAGAGGGGGTATGTCTCTTTGACATAGGGGGTATGTCAGTCTGACATAGGGCAGTGAGCGCTGAAGTGTTGAGCTTGATCAGCCTCACGCCGTCTGCTCGACCCTCAATATCATGGCGCTCGATGATGCCCTTGGTCTGGAGCTCGGCCAAGCCTCTTGAGATGGTTGACCTGCTCTTAGTCCTCAGAGCCTTCTCTATATAGGAGACGCTCATAGGCTTAGCCCATGTCTCCCAGTCGAGCTTAGCCACGAGAGCCACGAGCACAAACTTGGCCGCATCTCCTACAGGGCAGTTGATCGCTAGGCATAAAGCCTCATGCTGTTTCATGCTTCCTCCTTCGAAGCTAAATAAAGTTTACAATAACTACTTGACACATGTTTTAGGATATGTCAAACATAAAACATGTTCAGCCTAACACAGTGTGAGGATAACATGACAGAACAGAAAGAAGCTCTTCTCAGAGCAATCAAGAACCGTCAGCTGTCTGCTGCGCTCGGCATCAATTACAGCTATCTCTCCCAGGTCATTAATGGCTCAACGAATCCATCTATTGAGCTGGCAGGTCGCATCGCTGACACTGCTAATGAGCTATGTGCTGCGCTCGATCTGCCTGCACCCTTTGAGACAACAGACTTCAGACCTGACCTATCTGACAACTACAACGACCTTCCGCGCTCGGCTGTCTTCATCATCACTGACTCACTATGGGGTCAAGATCTAGAGGTGACAGCCAAGAAGCTACTCAAGCGCTATAAGAAAGAGCCTGAGGTCGAAGAACAGCTCAGAGAGCTTTACCTCACCGCTGACCTAGACAAGACCATCGAGCTCTATGACGGTCGAGTCGTTCGCATCAAGGAGACCGACTAATGTGCATCACCGACCCACAGCCTACTTGCTATGGCCTTGAGCCTGTCAAGCTCACCGTCGAGCCTCAGACCCCATCAATCACAGACGTGGAGCTCGCCGCGCTCCGAGGCGTTGACATCGCTGAGCGAGTCGCTGAGCCTATCAACCGCTTCAGCGTCGCTCGTGGCGCTATTCGTCTCTCTGCCTACGTCGCTCGGAAGTTCCGACGATGACTGCTGAGGACCTCTTCATCATCACCGCGCTCGTCATCACCTGCGCTCTTATCTTCCTCTAAAATAAACGGGGCCGAGAGTGGAGCAGACCAACGCTTCTCTCGACCCCATCTATGACCTACCGTCTCATCTGCCTCTTAACCAAACAGATATTAAGGATATACACTATGAGCATCTTCGTACCAACAAATATTCAAGAGCTCCAAGAGATGGCTATGCTGCTGACTAACGGGAATCAGCGTGACGCTCTCAGCCTGATCCAAGTCTTCGCGGCTTTCGGTGATCACTTCGGTGGTGACCTTGGGCGCACCTGGACACAAGGCTATAGCCTCCGAGGCAAGCCGACACTCAACGCTGACGCGATGGCTGGTATCTGTCGCTCGTCAGGTCTCGTGGCCTTCATCCGTACAGTCTCATGGGATCACGAGCACTGTGTCATGGAGATGGCGCGCCGAGATGAGCCGATGGATGTTATGCACCGCTTCACCTACACCTTTGAGATGGCTCAGAACCAAGGCCTCACGAATAACCGCAACTGGAAGACGATGCCGATGCAGATGCTTCGTGCTCGCTGTCTGACGATGGGTCTACGCGCTGTCTTCCCTGATGCTGTGTCTGGTATCTACTCAGCTGATGAGATCGCAGATAACACCAACATGAGCGACGATGAGCGCGCCGAGATCAGCGCTCAGGCTCTCGGTGAGGAGATCAAGAAGCCATCACGAGCGCCACAAGCTCAGCGAGCTCCTCAGCCATCACGCGCGCCACAGCCATCACGACCTCCTCAGCCCTCTGCACCTGTGCAACCTCAGCCAGCTCCTGAGCCCTCAGCACCTCCGCAGCAGGTCAGCGATGAGCCCAAGCGACCAACGCCGGTGAGAGACTTCAAGAGCATGAAAGAGCTTGCTACTGCGCTCGACCATCACAGCATCTCTAAGAGTGAGGCTATCGATGTGGCCAATAGACTCCTGGTGGATCTAGAGGGGATCAGCGCCGAGCAGAGGCGTGACTTCTTTTACTCGTGGCTGATCAGCTCCACTATCCGCTCATCACGACTCAGCCCTGAGTGGTGGCGTGATATGGGTACGTCTAAGCCTATCGTCAAGAAGATCCGTGACGAGTTCCCCGCCCTACCTCTCGATGCTGACTCACGCGCCGTTGGCAAGAACCTCTCTAACCCATACTTCTGGGAGTCGCTCAGCATCTCAGCTCACTATGAGGGTGAGAAGCTCGAGCAAGCTAGGCAGCTGATGAGCGAGGTCATCTCGACCGGTGGAGATGATCGCCTCTTGGCTCAGCTGTCGCGTCTGTAGATCGCTGGCGCTCGAGGCGCAAAGTCGCGCTGTGCTTCGAGGGTCGCCTCGATCCTAGCCACTGCTTCTATAAGCTGTTGAAGCTTCCGATCAACACTCTCAAACTTAGCGTCACTCTGAGAGGCTCTAGTTTCAAGAGACCTCACCTGCTGTTTCAGCCGCCCCATCTCCTCAGCGCTCGCCGCCTTGTCTTGGCTCATTTTCCAAAGCATGGCCACGAGAGCAACGATGGTCCCGACGTCAATAGCTGTTACATCCACATCTGCCTCCATATCGTGATGAGAGTGGCGATGGTGACTACTACCATGATCTCTAGCTCAGTCATACATCTGCACAATCATAATCGATGTGACCACTACAGTGACAGCGCTAACTGAGACAAGCGCCCATTTATAGTGATCTCGGCTCTGTGCGTTGACCGCTGCCAAGTCTTTAGACTCATCAAGCTGACGTTTGAGCGAGCCGATGAGCTTAGCGTCTTCAGCCTTGCGCTTGGATGCCTCAGCCTTGGCCTTGGTCAACATCTTCTCAGATTGCTCCTGGCAAGTGGTAGCGGTCGCAATGACCGCCGCTTGACAGATGTCACCTTGCCCTAAGACGACATCCTTTAGGCGTAGCCAGCTATTAACGTCGAGCGTGATGAGGATTTCGTGATCCATGACAAGGCGCTCCGCCTTGATCGCTGGCAGATACTCACCCATTGGGATAGTCAGAGCATCATCAAGCTCAAGATCGATATCAGCGCCGACGGTCACAGGTGACAATGGCTGCAGGAGAGCTAAGGTCAGTGTGATGGCGAGCATAGAGCCCCCCTGACATCTAGCGCCTTCTGGACTCGCTCACGACAGATCGGCTCACACTTGAGGATGCACTCACCCTCTTTAAGAGCCTTACAAGCGATGAGGTCAGCCTCTGCCTTGGTCAACTTGCCCTCAAGCTCGCTGATCCTCACAGCCTTCTTATCGATCTCAGCTTGCATCTCCTCACGAGCTGCTCGAGCTCCTGAAGCTACACCGATAGACCACACGCCAAAGATCAGCACAGCGCCGACCACAGCCGCGACGACGTAGACCGCCGCCTCTTTAGGTATCTCAGGTAAGTTCACATTAATCATATTGAATACACCATCAAACAAGTATCAGTTAAAACAGTCGTCGGGCTGCCAGCGCTCGCCCCGTCCCACTTGTCTAGCCCATGATATTCAGCCTCTCTGCCCGTTGCATAAGATCCCACGACGACGCGAAGGTCTCTTGATCCTGACCAAGCAGGCAACACCCATCTAAAGTTTCTTAGCTCTCTGTATGCCTGGCCTGTGGCTCCTGATGGGCCTACTGACCTTTGATATCGAGCGTTAAACTCAGTGTAGCTTACCCCTCCGTTCGTTGAGTACTCAAGTCGGAAAGACTGAAAATACCGATCATTGATCTTTTGCATACTGAAGCTGACTTCATAGACAACGCTCGTCGCTCCGCTTGCTGGAGTATATGAGAGAGCTGTGCCGTCAATCGTAGTAAGCACGCCCGCGCTCGCTGAACTCGATTGAGCAGTAGTATGAGAGGTCACTTGATAGACAGGTTTTAAGAAGTTACTAGAGAGTGAATAGCTCATGCTTCTAACTCCGAGACTATCAGGGACGTGTTAAAATACTTCTCATCGGTGTTTGAACCGTCCCAGCTGAAAGTACGATGTAAGTAAGCGCGCTGTGAGGTGCTATAAGATCGAGCGACTAAGCGGATATGTGTATACCCTGAAAAGTCCTCAACAATATAGAAGGCAGTTTTCGGCTTAAACAGGTAGTCGTTGTTCTCAATCGTATCACAGCTCTCATTGTGACGGCTGCCATCAATGTCCACGATATTTGACACAAAATTATCATTGCTCTTTTGGAGCTTGAAATGGATGAGACTGTCTTCTTCTGTGGACGTATCGTTGAGATCTACATACGTTGACCAATAACAGCAATATTTATAGTAGACCGCTGATGAACTGTTACGAAGCCTTACTGCACACTTAGAACCTGTCAGCTCTGTATATGTTGTGGATATTGTCTGGCGAGCGGGGGCGCTTACTGAGGAGCGGTGAAAGAATCTAGCGTTGAAATAACTCATAGATAACCTCAAGCAGTCAAAGACGTGACGGTGATGATAGGTGTGGACCCTGTGCCCTCGCCACCGCTGATCCTATACTGACGCCCCCAAGTAAACTCATCGTTACTAGTATGTGCTCGAGCGGCGAGGCGCAACATCCGCGAACCTGTCCAAGCATCAACTTGACAGCTCCACTTATAGCCATGCCAGTTATAGTCTACAGACGCTGACTTGTTCCCGTTAAAGAGCTCTGTACCTGTGTATGTCGTCCAGCTAGTACCCCCATCTGTAGAATACTGTAGACGCACACACATTAAACTGCTAGCGCCATCAGGTGACCATGCGATGGTTCCATCTACCTCAAATAGAACCTTTTTCGCGTAAACTGAGGGAGTGTATGTGATTTCAGTATCACTCAGCGCGACAAGACTTGTGCCCACTGCTTGCTTTGCAAATGTGGTATCAGCTCTCGTAGTGTGCGCTTGCAAGCGCCTAGAGTCGTTTAAATAACTCATATGATAAACCACTCAGAGCCATCTGAGATGACAGTTAAGCTCTCATACTGTGTATCAATGGGGATGCCTGTTGCTGGCGCCACTCCGTCAATATTATCGCCAGTCTGACCCTTTAAGGTCAAAGTGTTCGCTGAAGCGAGGTTCTTGACGTCGTAGCGTGTACCTGAGCCAGCTGTCGCCGCGCTTGGCAGTGTCACATCGATATCAGCTGAGGGTGTGAGTAAATACACCTGGTGCGCTGTGCTCGTGTTCGTGCTCGTCTCG